CGTTCAGGCCAACGAAGCAACGGACTCCCTCAAGACCAGCATCCTCGGCGCTGGTGATGATGCGCTGCAGCTGGGCGCGAACATCGAGGCGGCGGGGGCTACCGTGACTGCCAGCATGGGCGCGGCCGCCTTCTCCGCCTCGCAGCTGGGCGCGTCGGCGGCGCAGGCAGGTGCGGACGTCTCGTCGGGTCTGGCGGCAGCGGCGGCTGAAAGCGGGCAGCTTGGTACTGCCGTTGACGGTTTGCAGGGGCCGTTTGCTCGACTCCGGCAAGCTGGCAGTGAAGCGCTGGACACCATCAAAGCTAAGTATGCCGAACACCGAGAAGAAATCGAGAAGATCGGCAAGACCTTGGAACAAAATAGAGCGGTCATCGCGGGTGTGTTCGCCGCGACCGGCGGTTTCATCGGCGTTAGCGTGCGGACGGCCGCCGAATTTGAGCAAGCGATGAGCCGTGTCGGTGCTCTGGCACGCGCTACTGACGAAGAGATGGCGCTTTTGAGCCGGACGGCGCGCGAGCTGGGCGCCTCGACGGTGTTTAGCGCCTCGCAAGCGGCAGAGGGCATGAGCTTCCTCGCGATGGCGGGCTTTAGCGTATCTGAAATCGTCGATGCTATGCCAGGCTTGCTCGACACCGCAGCGGCCGCTCAAGAAAGCTTGGGTGTGACGGCAGACATCGTCAGNAACATCCTGTCTGGCTTTCAGCTGGAGGCCCGGGAGACTACTCGCGTTGCGGACGTCCTAACTGCAACGTTTACTAGCAGTAATACCACGCTGCAATCTTTGGGGGACACCATGAGCTACGTGGCGCCGGTTGCCGCTGCGCTCGGAGTCTCGATTGAAGAGGTTGCGGCCATGACGGGACGTCTCGGCGACGTCGGTATTCAAGGTCAGCGCGCTGGTACGGCACTTCGTGCGATCTTCACGAGGCTTGCATCGCCTACAGGCGAGGCCGCCCGATTGATCCAAGAGCTGGGTATCCAGATGACGGATAGCGCCGGCAACATGCTCCCGATTATTGACATTATTCGTCAGATCGAGGAGCGGACTCGTAACATGGGGTCGGCGCAGCGGTCTGCGGTCCTCACGACGTTGGTGGGCATGGAAGCCGTATCGGCGTTTTCGGCGTTGCTCGACGTCGGAGCGGACAACATCCAAAACTACGCCGACGAGCTTAGAGCCAGCGCGGGTATAGCGAGAGAGGTCTCGGCACGGCAGATGGATAACCTCCGGGGNGTTCTCGAGGAGCTTAAAAGCGCCTTTGAGGAGGTGCAAATCTCCATCGGCAGTGCTTTTATCCCGATCCTGCGGCTAGGNGCTCAAGTGCTTACCGGGGTCGTTAACGTGTTTAACATGCTGCCCGGGCCGGTCAAAACCGTCGTTGCGGCCGGGNTTGGGTTTGTCGCTATGCTGTCAGGAGCGGCGCTGGTTGCNTCTNTCATNATCCCGCAGCTTTCCAACCTGGGTTCGCTTTTGNCGCTGACCCGAACGGGCTTTGCGGCGGCNACCAAAGTAATCCCGCTCATGACGGCGAACATCGCCAAACTCGGNGTGACGCTCAACCTTTCCTTCTGGCCCGTGACGCTGACCATCGCCGGCATTGTGGCAGGTATCCTCATCTTGCAGGACGTTTTCACGTACTTGCGGGGCGAGGGAGACTCGTTGACGGGGCGCGTGATTGCCTGGGGCAAAGCATGGATCGGCGGCCTTGCTCAGCCGATTGTCCTTGGCTTTGCCCGAGTGCAAGACTTCGTCGGTCGCGTGGTGACCGGCATTAGAAACCTCGGTGGNATCATCGCCGACATGCCTAGCCGGATCGCCACTTGGTTCATTGGNGGCTTTCAGGCAGGTTTGCAGTGGCTGTTGGGTCTTCCCGGGCGAACCATTGAGGTGTTAGGGTCTTGGCTAAGCAGTATCCGTGATTGGTTCGCCTCCACGTTCAATCTGGGCGATGTCATCGCCGCAGGTATTGANCGGGCCATGGAGTGGATTCCTGCGCCTCTGCGGGGGATTGCCGAACGTATTCTCAGCTTCTTGCCGCAGAGCCCGGCTGAGGAAGGCCCCCTGGCGCGTTTGGATCGAGTCGGGCCCGGGCTTGTGGGGACGATTGCGGACAGCATCGCAGCCACCGACGTGAGCCCGATCACGTCGACATTGGATCGGGTCCTTGGGCAGATNCCTCTGTCGGCGGACGATGAGGGNGGCGCCGCTATGGCCGTCACNTCGGGCCGGCCGTGGATGGGNGCTCTCGGTNNNCCAACCGTNCACATCACGGTGAATGTGGANGCCAGCAACAGCCGGGCCGANGATGCGGAGCGGATCGGCGAAGTGACGGCCGACCGTATCCGCCAAGTGATCGAGGAGTTTGTCCAGATGGACTACTACGCTGTAGCGTTGGAGGGTGTCTGATCATGCCGATGTTAGGTGACATCCTCATTGACGCAGCCCGGGAGGAGCGGGTGAGCTACCGCAATACCGTGACGGAGCACGCAGTTGAGGACGGTCAGGAAATCGCCGATCACNTGCGNCGGCANCCNCGGACGNTNACGCTCTCNTGCACCATNGCGGGCCCGGATTGGGAGGAGCGATACGAGCGCCTCAAGGCATTGGCNGANTCGGCGNNGCTGGTCAGTTGGGTTGGAGCCGAAGTGTGGGAAAACATGGCNATCGAAGGCTTCGACCCGGCCCGNACCGTTCAGGTTGCTAACGGTGTGCGTTTTGAGCTGACGCTTCGGCAGGTTCGGGTTGCCAGGGTAGAGGAGCGCACCTTCCTGGCTCCCGACCCTGTCACCGAGGCGCCGGTGGAAGTCGCTCCGGTGGAGCGNGGCTTGCAGCAGCCGCCGGCAGAAGAAGTCGATGAAGAGACGGGAGCCAGCTGGCTCATTCAACTCGGCCGTTCTGTTGCTGAGGTCGGCGTCGGGGCATTGGCGATGATCGGAGGTGGCGGCTGATGCGCTTGGCCTATCTCCCCATCGACCCGGCCGCCGGCTTCCCGCAGCGTTTTCGTTGCCGTGTGGCCGGCGTGTTGCTCGACTTCGAGATTCGCTACAACAGCGAGGCCGACTTCTACACGGCGACCGTCCGGGACGAAGCGGGGGATGTCATCGTCTATGGGCGGCCGTTCGTGTATGGTTCCAACCTGTTCGAGTCGGTGTCTGATCCGCGGCTGCCGCCCGTGCCAATTGTGCCGGCCGATGTTGCCGGCGTCCGTGACCGTGCCGGGAGTCAGGAGTTCATGCAGGATGTGCTGCCCTTCATCGTGCTGCCCTTGGAGGAGGCAGCTACATGACGACCTTTGGCCGCGTAACAGAGGTCACCATCGCCGGGCGGCTNTTNAGGTCGCCAGAGCTCACCATCGAGTTTGACCTTCCGTTTTCGGAGAGCTCAGCGGCCAACGTGGGCGAGGTGCGCATCTATAACCTTTCGGAGCGCACCATCCAGACGCTCCAGCAGGGCGCTCCGGTCGTGGTGCAGGCGGGATACGAAGGCGACGTGGGCACCGTGTTCCTGGGGAAAGCCACCGAAATCACGACNAGCTGGGAAGGCGTCGACAAGGTGACCAAGGTCGTCATCGGGGACGGTTCGGCAGAATGGATGACGACCAGGGTGAACCGTACCTGGCGCCAGGGCGTGAGGGCTTCCGAAGTCGCCCGGGACATCATCGGCCTGCTTGGCCTGCGGGTTGGGCGCATCCAGCTGCCCGATGACGTCCGCTATCCAACCGGGAAAGCGTTCAGCACATCGGCCAAAGCGGCCTTAGAGGAAATCGCCGCGGACACCGGGGCAAAGCTGCACATCACGCATGAAGCGGTGTACCTGGTGCCGCCCGGCAACTGGCAGCGGGTTGGTGTCTTTCTGAGCGCCGAGACGGGGCTCATCGAGAGCCCGCAGCCATCGACGCAGCGGCCTGGGGCGTACCGAATCCGCACGCTGCTCCAGCACCGCATCACGACGGACGCGATGGTAGAGATCGAGTCCCGCACGGCCAACGGCCAGTTTCGGGTGGTTGAAGGTCGGCACAAGAGCAGCCTGCAGGAGCATGTCACGGAAGCGCTGGTGGCACCAATATGAGGATCCATGAGC